TGTCATCTTGATTCTTTTTATCCAGGCAAATTGTATCGTGCAATGAAAATGGAAAGAGATGAAGATGGTTGTCTGAGATTAGTCAAAGAGAAATAAAGAGTGTTGTGTGCTAGTGCGAGAAGATGACAACTTTTCAACACCTAGACCGGCGAAATTCGTCACTCGCTTAGTGATCTTCTGTTAAGGTAGTCTATTAAATAAACTTGTAGAATTTGATTTTTGCAAGGGACTCAGAGGGGCAAACTAGCACTCTTTTTTATAATGAACTTATTTTATTGGATTTCTTCTATGAGGTGGTTGTTTTGATGTTCAAAGAGTTCTTCCAAATTTTCAAAAATTTTATCACACTCAAAACAGGCAACCCAACCATGTTCTTTGAAAAACTCTTTATCGTAATATTCGGCGGTGTCGTACAAAGCGATTTCTTTTTATTTATAATTGGACAGAAATCATCTACTATATATTTAGACTTGACACTTGTTGCATAAATTGTTATAATAATAGGAGAAAGTGAGAGAATAATCTCTTACATAATTAAAATATGAATAAAGAAATAATATGATTTCGATTAAAGTAAAACGTAATGAAAATATGAGTCGAGTATTAAGTAAATTTAAGGCCGCAGTTATGGCAGAAGGTACTATGAAAACACTCAAAAGCAAATCTCATTTTGTAAAACCTTGTATCCGAAAAAGATTGAAGAGTGAAGAGGCTGCAAGACAACGAAAGAAGGATGAAATGAAACTCATTCGTCAGGCACAAAATGAACAAAACGAATGGTATAGATGACAACAACGTTGTTGATCTAGATGCATTTCGTAAAGAAAAATATACTCTTAATATTTGTGTGGGTGGTTATTACGCAAACCTAGAAATGGGTGTGTATCTCCATGTTGTCGGTGTAACCTCACCGATGCACACAAAAGATGCAGAACAACACTTCATAGTCGAAGATCATTTTGGAAATCTTGTTACTTTTCGTATAGATGATCCCCCACCAGACTTTGTTGTGTCTAATATGGAAGAATTTGCTTCCGCAGCAATGGGGATTCCAGATCCAGATGATCCCCAAGTATCTTAGTTTTATAAATAATTAACGAGGGTTACTGAGGGAATATTCTGAAAAAAGATTTCTTGAATCTTTTTCGTACTTCCTTCTCCCCTCAGTAAATTGTCATACCTACCTTAGAAAAAAACAAAAAGTTTGTAATAATGTTACGATTCAAAGAATATCTTTCTGAAGCAAAAGAAGGTAAAAACCTTCATTTAGAACACCTAGAAGACGAAGTACTGAACAATGGCATCAATGGAACCAGAGGTGCGATTAGATTCTCGCAATCATTACGAGATATGTTAGCAGGAAATGCTAGTTCGGGTGTCAACATAACTGTCAAGTGGGATGGTGCTCCAGCAGTCTTTGCAGGAACCAATCCAGAGAATGGAAAGTTCTTTGTGGGAACCAAAGGAATTTTCAAGATGGGAGGAGTCAAGAAAGTAAATTATACACACGATGATATTGATAGAAATCATTCTGGTGGTCTTGCTGACAAACTCCATGTTTCGTTGGATGAACTTTCAAAGGTGGGCATCAAGGGGGTCTTACAAGGTGATATAATGTACACGAAAGACGATCTACAAACTAAAACAATTGATAATGAATCGTATATTATATTCCAACCAAACACAATCGTTTACGCAGTTCCACAAAATTCACAACTCGCCTCAAAAATCAAATCATCTAAAATGGGAATCATCTGGCACACTACTTATAGTGGTGATACGATGGAAGACATGAAAGCCTCTTTCGGAGTTTCAGACAGTGCATTCAAGGAAACAAAGTCGGTCTGGCAAGCAGATGCATCGTTCACGGATACTTCTGGTTCTTCTACTATGACAAAAAAGGAAACAGAAGAAGTAACGAAAATTCTCAGTCAAGCAGGAAAGAAATTTCATGAGTTAAAGAAAGATGTTATTGATACAATAGCAAAAGAAGAACGCATTGGAATTTTGATAAAGACATATGCAAACAAAATGATAAGACAAGGACAGAGAATTACAAATCCAAGAAACCATGCAGCTGGAACGATTGCAAGTGCTTATGATAGATTGAAACATGATGTCGATAGAGTGAAGACAGATAAAATGAAGAAAGTAAAACAGGAAGAAATGGATCGTCATGTGAAATTTTTGAGAAGTAATTCATCTCAGTTGGTTAAAATATTTGAGATGCAAAATCTACTCATCGATGCAAAAATGTTGATTGTTCGTAAATTGGAAAAGATTAAAGGAATGACAAAAACTTTTATTAAAACTGATTCTGGATATGATGTTACTACACCAGAAGGGTTTGTTGCAATCGATACCATGAAAGGTAATGCAGTCAAATTGGTTGATAGACTTACTTTTTCACTTAATAATTTCACCGTTGCAAAGAGTTGGGATAAGTAATGGCAAAAGATTTAAAGACAGCAGTATTTTGTTTTGGGAGATTCAATCCTCCAACAATTGGCCACGGAAAGTTGTTGGATGCACTTATTTCTGTTGCGAAGAGAAAGGGTGGTAGAAATAGTGATACTTTTATTCTTGCAAGCCATTCAGTGGATTCAGAAAAAAATCCATTAACAAAAGATCAAAAAGCATTTTATTTGAAAAAAATGTTTCCCAAACAAATGAAACATTATGATGAGGAATTAAACAAAAAGAAATTATTTCTTCGTCTTATTGCGGTTATTTTCAATAAGCATTATGATAGATTAATCATGGTTGCCGGGAGCGATAGGGTTAGAGAGTTTCAAACTGAATTGGATAAATTCAATGGTGCAACTGGTGATGATGCGCCTCTCAAGGGAACATCTTATAATTTCAAGGAAATCGAAGTAGTTAGTGCAGGAGAACGTGATCCAGATGCAGAAGGTGTTTCAGGAATGTCTGCATCTAAGATGAGGGCCGCAGCGGTAGACGGAGATCTAAAATCTTTTAAGGGAGGAGTTCCAAGAGGATTTGGTGCCAAGAATACAATGAATATGATGAATGATGTTCGTAAAGGAATGGGATTGAAAGTAATAGAATCAAACGAATCTATGCTGACATTCAAAGAGTATTTAAAAGAAGTAAATTCCAAGTATATTGTTTCCAAGAACCCGAGCGACAAGAAGTGGTATGTAATGGGTCATGTGGGGAACAACAAATGGATGCCAGTTTCCAATGGATTTAAAAACAAGGCCCAGGCCCAGAAGTGGGCAAAGAGTCAAGACAAGGTGGACATTGCTGCTCGTGGAGAAATAAGTGGTGCATAAGATGAAAACATTTAAACAATTTTGTGAGGGGAAAACCCAACTGTACGGACTTTCAATTAAGGAGTTGTTAGATACTGTTTTGAATTTCAATGGAAAAACTCTCATTTATTTTGATACTGAAACAATGGGACTTACTCCCAAAAAGGATTATCTACAACTTACTGAAATTGCGGCGGTTGCATATGATGGATCAACATTCAAAGAAGTTGATAAGATAGATTACAAGGTTAATCTATTACAAGTTACAAAGGATGTTTTAAAACCAGGCACACCAGAACGAGAGAATTGGGATTCACACGTAAAACCAAAAGATAAATTAAAGACACCACAAGAGGTGTTGAAGATGACTCGTTATGGTGCAAAAACAGCCAGATTCATAAAAGAAGTTCATGCAATAAATGTATTTTTTAAATTTATAAACAAGTTTAAAAATCCTGTCTTGATTGCACACAATGCACCATTTGATTTAAAGTATCTTGGTGTTCGTGCGAAGATGTATGGTATCAAGATGAAGACATACAAGACATTGGATACACTTGAATTGAATAAAATGTATTTTATTCCGTTACTCAAATCGGTAGAAGGTAGTGACGAATTGGATTTGATTCTGAAATCATTATCCACCTATACAAAAACAGGAAAACAAAAAGTTTCATCAACATTAGGAAATCTAAGTACAGCAATGAGCATAGATGTTAAAGGTTGGCACAATGCTCTTGCAGATGTAGACATGTTAATGAAAGTTCTTGCTAAGATGGTTGAGATGTTCAAGAAATATCAAGATGTGGATATAAGTGACTTGCATCGTAAAGAAGTTTTGAGGGTTGCGAAGAGTCAACATAAAAGAAAACACACTCCAAAGAAAAAGAAAAAATGAAAGACAATATAAAGGAAGATATGGAATATACTACTGAAGAAATCGAAGAAATCAATTCTTTAATAGAAGAAATAGACATGTTATGTAAGGATGATTCTATATCCCCTTTACGAGAAGATCAAATGTGTGAGTTTTTATTACTCAAAGGAGCTGTTAGAGAAGGAAAAATAGAAGAGTTGAGAATTCAAGTAGAGGCAAGTAAGATACCAAGTAAAGGTCTTTCTCCTGCACAACGAAGAAAAATGGCAATCCGAATGAGAATTCAAGCGAAGAAGCCGGGATTTATTATGAAGAGATTACGTGCAATGAAACGTGCAGCAACCAAAGCAGTAATCGCAGTACGTGCTCGTAAAGCTGCAATCAAATTGGTTGTTAAGAAATTCTTTCCTAAACTCCGAACAAAGAAAAAATCAGAACTCAGTTATTCAGAACGTGGAAAGATTTCTGATATAGTTAAAAAGAAATCAAAAATAATTGATCGATTTGCAAAAAAACTTCTTATTACAACACGTAAAAAAGATGTAGAACGTAGAAAGGCAATGGCAGGAAGAAAAGACAAAAAGGGAGTAAAGGGTGAATCATAAACAATTAAATAATAAAAACGAGGAGAAGTAAAATGTGTAACAACGAAAACTGTAAATGCGAAAACTGTAATTGTGAATCATGTGAGTGTTCTGAAGAATCCCCATGTGGTTGCGAATAGAAAGGTAAAAAGTGGCTGAATATATTAACGAAGAACCTTGTGAATTCATTTACAATGTAACTGCAATTGAAAAGATTGTTGATGGAGACACACTTGATGCAGTAATTGATTTGGGATTCGATGTAAGGTTTTGTGGGAGAGTTCGTTTATTAGGAATAGATACCCCCGAATCAAGAACAAGACATAAGAAC